AAAAAATTAACTATTTAAATAATTACGATATATTTATAGTCCCTCGTAACTATCTAAAGAAAATTAAATTAGAAGAACTATAAAAAGAGAATTACACAGATCTAGTGTAATACAGGGGGGTTAGATTTTTATTATATAACCCGGTGGTTGGAACAACTAACGCCTGAGGGGGATAATTGTTTATCGGAGAAGATTGTGATATCAAGAAAGTTTCGCCTATTGTAGGGATGTTTCTACTACCATAACCTATAGTCGGAGCGTTGATTTGGAAACCCAACCGAGTCTCATCGGTGGCTGCAATGTAGAGTTGGTAAGTAATACCCGTTTTCACGGTAGATACACCAACTTCAAACAAAGCTGGTTGTGTCACCTTGATAACTAGAGATCCCAAATCATTCAAAGCGTTTATTGCATTTGTACTAGTGATATTGGCAAACAAATCTGAATTACCAACAAATTTAAAAGGAGACATATACGGAATCTCAAACTCGAGCTCGCAGACCGACATTGCTATCGGTTCCGAGAACCCAGCACCATTGGACAAGACCAAAGCAGAATTATTATTTACATAATTGGGTGCTTCAACAGAAACGGTTTGAGAGGCGTAAGCTACCCCCAATTGTATTGCGGTAGAAGGAGGGATAAAATTTGGAGCTTGGAACATTTCTTGAATGGGCAAAAACGCTGTAGATGCGGACGAAGGAATGGCATTATTACGAATCCACTGGGTCTCGCCAGCTGGAGCAGCATTATCTATGGTATATGATGGAGGTACATACCACACTTGGACTTTCGGGGAACCGTTAACCAATAACTTGGCTTTCAGTCCACCTTTATAACCCAAGAAGAGACCCTTAATGATAGCTAGAGTAGAGTGATACTCAAAGTCCGTGTCACCATGCTGATTCAAGCCTAGTAAAGAAGCTACAGGTACCGAAAAGCACCCGTTTTCTGAAGTTAGAGTTGTTGAAAGAACTCTCTTTGAGGCAACGTTGTAAAAACGCCGAATGTAATCTCTTACATGTTTAATGGGACGCATATGATACGGTTCATCCTTCATCTCTTGATGAGGTGAAAGATCGACCGCTTCCTGCGAATTGACAGGCACTGGGGCTTGGACCTCAGATTCTGCCTCCCATTTCGACGAAGCTTCAACGTCTTCAAGTGCCAAAACAGGATCAGACTTCGGCTTATACATACGCAAAGGATCAACAGAATAACCAAAGAAGTCAAAATCATCACCTGCACTAACATAAACATTAAACTCAATAGTAGTAGGAACTGTTCCGTTTATCACAAGAGGTTGATATAAATATACATAATACATTCCATGCTGCAGAGCATTAAACTGCAAGTCAGCTGAACACGGCAACACTGATAAAGGTGAGCAGAAAGGCATTTTCACTGTGTGAACTTGTCCTCCCGCTGAAAACTCTAAAGTTTCAGTCATAAGGTTGGCCACGCTACCAAAAGCTGGATACGAAGTCAACATTTGGACATCAGGAGAGTAATCTCGTGCTACAATCAACTTGCAAAAATGAAAATTAGTCATAGATGACTGCAAATGTATATTTATAGAACCCTTCCAGAAGCGAGATAACTTAGACAAAGTTTGCAAAAGATTCGACGAAACCGTGGTAGATTGAGTTCCTACCGCGTCAGTAAACGTTTGCACACGATTCTCTTGAGCAGGAGATATAGGCCTAGACCACAATATCGTGCCCGACGGATCAGCAGATGTGACCTTAAAAGAACCTATGAACTGCGGTTTACTAATTATCTCCGACACTAACATCTCATCAACATCAGTATCAAAGTAATAATCATCGAAAACTTTCGTAAAATTGGCATAGGGATCCAGCTTCTCGAAGAAGTTCGGAGTGTCGACGAGGTTGAAATTTTGACGGGTCTGAACCGCACATCTCCCATCTAAAGCTGGTATTTCAGGATTGTGGAGGCCTGTGTACGCACGCACACCTTCCCTCACAGCAGAAACACCATCTTTAACTAACCCTTTTGTTTTATCTAAAAGATCGCCAGCAAGCGCGTTAACGCCGGAGGCGAAAGAATCTAAGCTCTTAGAGATAGTAGCTTTAACTCCCTCATAAAAGTT